GACATATTCGGTTGACCCCTCGATCAACACCCCCGTCAACGTTGTTTGGTAGTTAATGTCTTCCGGTGTCCTTGCGATCTGACAACCGCCAACAACGGCAATCGCCGCACGGGAGGCGTTATACGTGTTCGAACCCATCACGACGAAATTGTCCGCCGCAGTCGCCGCCCATCCCCCATAATCCGTCGAGGAGTAATTGGGTGTCCCACCTTTGAGTTTCGCGTTGATAGCCGATGCAACATCCGCGAGCGTTGCGCCTGCGGTATACGCTATCGACACCTCTGCGGCGGCAGGGTCGGAACCGAGCTTCAACACGATTGTGCCGCCCGCAGCGAGATCGAAACCCGACAATGCAACCTCGTAGGTATGTGCCCAGCGGATGCTGCCCGAAACATGGTCGAGCGATACGATCAATAGCTGTTCACCTTGTCGCGCATAGACGACGGCCAGCGGTACAAGGTTTGCTGGAATCTGCGCCTTGGCAATCGTTGCGCTTTTGATGTATTTGATAACTCCGTCCGTTTTATCGAAAACGGCGAGATCGCCGATGGCGGCAGCCGATTTTCCGACGACGGTATTCACACCGTCGTAAATCGTTGTCGTTTCATTTTCGATGAACGAAACGGCCGATTTCGTTGAAAGACGTTTCGTGTCGGCCGTATAAGCGGCCCGATCTGCGTATTTGTTAACCTGTGCCATATTCCGTTTGCATTATTGAATTTTCCAGTCTGACACGGCCGCGTTACCCGTTGAGAAATAGAGCGCGCGGGCGGTCTTGTCGATGTAGAACTGCCCGGCTCTGTCCGGGGCTTTCGTCGGTGCGCCGTCGCCGACGGGGGCAAGGCTGTTATTGCCCCATACGTTCAATTCCTTGATCTGCAATTTGGGAATCACGACAGCACCCGACAAGACGGCTATAAGCGCCTTTTCGAGCGCCTCGACCCGCTCGTCGAGGGTGCAGTCGGAGTGCGCGAGCGTATTGATAACGTCGTCGTAGGTGTCGACGACGCGCTGTGCGGATTCCGCTGCATTATTTGCTGCTGTCGCCGCCTCGTTTGCCTTACCCGTGGCTGTGTTGGCCGCTGTTGCTGCGTTATTTGCGGCCGTCGTTGCGGCGTTGGCCTTGCCTGCGGCTGCATTCGCTGCTGCGGCCGCGTTGTTTGCGGCGACCGTGGCCGCTGCGGCCGCGTTGGTTGCCTCGGTACACGGGACGACGATTTCGGCAAACTTACCGTCGTAGCGTGACAACAGGTTCGCATATCCGACCTCGATACCCGTATCGACATACGCGTTGAGATTGTCGTCGTAGACCAGCCACGTATTTTTGTCGCCGATCTTTGGCGACGCTCCCGTATAGGAGACATTGTCCGGGAAATTTACGACGGTGAGCGACAGCGATAGCGTCAGTTCGTGATAGCCTGTCGGGGCGTTCTCTTTGACTTCCGCGAACCACACAACGGGCGTCGAATACATCGTCTTGTCTTCCAGTTTGACGTTGAAGATGATGCCATAGCGCCCGGTGGCGGTCAGTTCGCGGGTTCCGAGCAGGCGCACATAAACAGCGTTCGTCACCTCATTGAACGTGACGTCTTCGCAATTCATCGTTGCGCCGGATACCAGTACGAGCGACGCTGCGATATACCGAGCTCGGCGCAGATCGCAGACGCCGCCTGCCGGGGTCAACATCGTGGCTTTGATGCCGCATCCCTGCCCTAATTTGATGTCATACATAGTTAATTGCCTAAAATTTTGAATTTCGTTCGATTGGCCTTGACTTTCCCCTTGAGCGTATAATCAGCGAAAATTTCCGGCTTTGCTTGGATGTAGGCAAGGCACTCTTTCATATAACCGTCAGCGATGGCGAAAGCGTCGTTGTACGCCGTTTGCCGCTCGCGGTATTCGGTCGCCTGTGAATACTCGTCGCGCTTCTGCACGAAGCCGAAGCGTGTCAAATGGTTTACGCTCGTTTTGACGAGGCGTGCCCAAACGTAGTAGGCCAGCGCCCGGCGCAAACCGACGAAATGTCGTCGGTTTCTACACTCGTCGGTATATTCGCCGCCATTAAGGAGTACGGCGAATTGCACGTGTGTAAGCAGTCGCATGAACAGTTCGTCGCCCAGCTTCGGTTTGATGTCGAGCAATTCGGCCTCTTCGATGGCGCGGGCGATAATCTCGTCGTCCATGTCGCAGGGGCGGGCGTATTTATCGACGTCGCGCGGTTCAATTAGATGTCGCATCGTTGGCAATGGATTTTACAAGCGGTTCGATGGCGGCATCGCCCGCTCCGGTGTACGGAATTGTGCTCGGTTTCCAATGGCTGAAAATGGCCCGATACGCACGCGATAACATCCGTTGCTGCTTCGCTACCTGCTCGCAGTATTCGCGCTTCACGTCGTTCGCAAGGTCGCCTGTGAACCCGATGCTGCCGCTGCGTAATCTTCCGAACGTTTCTTGGTTGAGCGCCGCATAGATGTTATCGGTTACAGCTTTCGTTGTGGCCGTAAACTCTTTGTCGTAGTTGTTCGTTTTGAACGGTACGAATTCGGGCTTATCTTCGTCGGTTTCAATCTCAACCTGCATGATTTTAAGCGAATTCGTATCGCCTTGCAGTTTTTCGAATTCCTCCGTAAATCCGTCGTCGGACGATACGCCGTCTTTGTCGCCGTCGACCGTGCTGCTACCTTGCCCGCGCTTCGTGATGAGCATCCCCGCCGTTAGGAAATTATTTCGGACGTTTCGGTTGTTGACGTTCGAAAGCCCCTCGTCTGTCGACATGTCGGTCAATACGACGTCGACCAACGGCAGGGGATAGGCATTTCGCCCGGCACGTGAAATGTAGAGAATCTGACCCTTGTAGAATTCGATACCGCCTGCGGCCTGTATCTGCAACTGCACGACATCGGGCGCCGGATTGAAGACCGGGAACACCTCGATTGTTTCGATGGTTACCTTTACGGCCTTGCCGCCGCGCGTCTTTTTACCCCGCCAATCGGGATGTACGACGATATGGCTTATAACGCCGTCGTCGTCTTCCTCTTCAAGGCGGCAATTCTCGAACGGAACGTGTGCCATCGACACGATCTGTCCGAGAATATTGTAATTGACGTGTAGGGCAAGGCCGTCTTGGTAGGCTACATCGTCGGCGCACAAGTGATGTACGTCGTCTACCGTATTCCCTCGCGTGTCGCACACGGTTTCGGCCAACGCTTGCGATGCGAGGCCGTTTCCCTCGATATATGTCGAACGCCGTTCGACACAGGTGCGACCTGTGGGCGACGAATCGACAATATCGCGCACCGTTTGCGGGTATAGGTTATTGTCGCCGTAGGTTTTGATACCTAACGACGACAGATATTTGACGTCTACACGCGTTTCGGGCTTCTTTGTGTGCTTTACGTTCATGGGTGGTTACTCCTCTGCGGTGATCTTCTCGATGTAGTCGGAAATAAGGCGGTGCGTGAGCTTCACGCCGCCGATCTCCTTGCCTGCCAACTCCTGCTTGATAGCCGTTTTCGACTTTCCGGCTACGAGCTCGGCGGTGATAACCTGCCGGATAGCGTCATCGGCAGTATTGCCATTGTACCCGGCGGGCTGTTCGTCGGCCTCGTCAGCGCTTTCGGCTTCGGCGGCATCGCTGCCGAACTTTTCGTCGTTGGTGGCAGTCGTTTCGGTGGCCGCCGCGGCGTCGATTCGGGCCTGCAATGCGGCGCAACGGCTTTCAAGTTCCGCTTTCTCGGATTCGAGGATGGCGATACGGTTGTGTGCCGCTTCGAGTTCCGACGATTCCCCGCCAGCTTTCGGCGCTTCGGCGTCTTTCTTCGCCGTAGGGATAACCTCGAAACGCCCAGCGGCGTTCGGGTGCTCTTTGAGGAACGCCGCGGCCACCTCGTCGGTCAGATTGTCGTTCGTGTAAATTTCCGAAGACCCTGCGATTTGCAGAATAACCCCTGCACGCAGTTTGTAATTCGATTTCTCTTTCATTTTTCCGTGTTTTTTGATGTACGAGTTGATTTCGAGCACGGCGTCGTGCCACTTGTCGGGACATCGACAGCCGCTCAAACGCTTTCCCAAGACCTCGTAATAAAGTCTTTCGATAGTTGCCTGTTCGGCGCTCGAATAGGGGGTATTGTAACCCCTATTCAAGTCCGAAAGCAGGATTTTTACCTCGTCGACGGTCATAGTGTATTACTCCGCATCGGAGGGGGTGAGCATCGTTTTGATGAGCGCCTCGGTGGCTGCAAGCGAACCCGCGTTGAGGAACATCGCCGAACGGGGCGCTTTCTCCTCTTTGAGCGTAATAGCCCAGCCCGATAGGGTGTCGTCGCTGTATTTCTCGCACGACCCGGCCGACAGCGTAAGGCCATTGAAAAGTCCGGCGATTTGGTAGGCCGACGCCCCGCGTTCCGCCTCATTCGTGGCCCGCAGGTTTTTGTGCCTGTTCTGCCAAATGACGAAAAACTCTCCGTCGAGCAGCGGGTCGATGATATTCTCACAAACCGCCGGGCTGTTGTCGGGCACGATGAAAGGAAATTCGGTCGAAGCCGTGCCGCCCAACTTGCCGCTGCCGTCGAGGTCGGTTTTCAGCCCCTCGAACGGCTTCGTGCCGTACTGAACGATCGGGTACAACTGCGCGCCTTTGATAAGCGGCAGATTCAGCACTTGATTCGTCGAACCCTCGACAAATTCAAGATTGGCGATGTCGAGCTGCGCCCGGTTTCCGATCCACGCGGTACGCTCGACGCCTCGCGCGATCGGTTCCGCGCAGTTCTTTTCGATTTTCGCCTTGATGAAGCTATCGCAATTCATAGTGTAATCGAGTTTTGAGGGTTAGAAACCTACCTGCACGAGGTTATCGTCGGCGATCAGCGTTCCGATCTTGTCTTTCGACAGAATTTTGTTCATCTGCTCGTCCTTGTTGAACCATACCTGAATGTCGGCGACTTCGCTTTCGCTCTCCATACCGACGAGCAGGTCGTCTTTGATCGTGTAGAGCGCGCGATAAGGCTTGTTCCACGCCTTGCCGCCGCTGACGGTTTCGCAGCCTTTGATGATCTCGTCGAGGAACGGGATGGCAAGCATTTGCACACCGTTGTAGTTCGTCTCCGTGATGCCATCGAACAGCGCCGTCCACTGCAATTCTGAACCTTTGTTGTTTCGTTTGAGGTCGGCGTCCAGCGCGTCTTTCAGCGCCTGCGTGATGTAGATGAGCTGACCGTTGGCCTGCCGCAGAACCGTTGAGGCGTCGGAGATCAGCGCGTCGAGGAAATCGACGGCGGCATAGTTCTGACGCATGGCGGCTTTCTGCTCGGCGAACGTCGCGGCGGCGTTGGCTGCGCATGTGGTGCGACGGTCGGGCGTTGCGGCGGCCAGCGTAAACAGACGCTTCCAGAAACCGTCGACGAGGGTAAAATACGCCGGGTCGATGGAATCGAGCAGGTTGCCGCCGTCCGTGACCGTATCGGCCGCTTTGTCGCCGAACCATGCGTAACGCATCAGCATCTTGCGGATGGCGAGTTCGAGCCGGGGCGCGAGGATATAGTCGGTATATTCCGTACCCGTGAGGTCGGCGATGTTCGTCTTGGTACGCATGGCGACCTGTGCGACCGTGCCCTCCAAATCCTTGTAGCAGATTTTTTCGGCGACCTCCCATTCGTGGATGTCCCACTCTTTTTCGCTCGTCGCAATGACGCTGGTTCCGAACGTCGGATTACAGCCCTGTGAGGCTTTGCCGACCATGCCGAATTCGCCGATGAAACCGACCTTTTCGCCGTGCTTCTGTTTCGGCAGGAAATTGAAAATCTTTCCGAGCGATTCGGGGTCGGTGACCGCAAGGAAGATCAGACGTTTGAGGTCTTTGACGGCCCCGTCGTCGGGGGTCAGATTCGCAAAGTTAAGTCCTGTACTTGCCATAATTGATTGGTGTTGTTTGTGATTTACTCCGTTTTCTGATGTGCTGCTTCGAGTTCGGCGATGCGTTGCTGAACGCGCGACTGCGGTTTCGCGGCGTTCTTCTTGCCTTCTCCTGCGGCTGTGGTCGTGGTTTGACGTGCAGCGGGCTTGTAGTCGGACTTGGCCTTGACAAGCCACGCTTCGCCGCCCGCGATGGCGACGAGATTCAAGATGCGTTTCTCGTCGGTCGTTTTTGCGTTCTTGCGGGCGTCCGCAAGTTCGGTTTCGAGTTCGGCGATACGTGCGTTAGCCGCCGCCAGCGCATCGGAATCGGGGTCGTTTCCGCTGCCGTCGCCACCATCGCCCCCTCCGTCGCCATCATCCTCGGCGTCGCGGATTTCCGTGATTTTGCCGTCCTCGATAACGATTGTTTTGCCGTCGGGCATCTTGTGCTCTCCGTCCGGCGATGCGTTGTCGCCGACGGCGGGGTCTTCGCCCTCCGGCTTGTCAATCGTGATTGTGTCGCCCGATTCGGTGTTCAGCTCGTAATTGACGGGCTGCGGGGCTTCCAGCCCCAGCGCAACGGCCAGCGCTGCGAGGGCTTTGCGAAGCACGCTTTTGTCTTCGCTTTTCGTGGTTTTTGTTGCCATAGAATTTTGATTGTTGGTTATTGAATTTCGCTGCTTCCATGCAGCCGCTTTCGTGCTGTTCGGGCCGCCTGCCGATGCCGACGCTGCGGGGATGATCGTCTGAATGAATCCGAGTTCCTTTGCCCGCTCCATGCCGACAAACTTGTCTTCGCCCATAAGCGCTTCGAGTTCCGCGCGATCTGCTCCGGTTCGCTCGACGTAGAAATCGAGCATTTTCTGTTCGTCGTCCCGTAACGAGGCGGCCAGCGATTCGAGATCATCGGCACGGTACGCGTCGGCCAGCGTGTATTCGGGATAGTAGGGCTTGTGAATGAGCAGCGAGGCGTGCGGGTATGCTCGGCGTTCGGAGGCGGCCAGCAAAACGACGGTAGCCATCGACGCGCAGTTCCCCTCGATGGTCGCGGTTATCTTCTTGCCCGTACTCCGCAACTTGTCGACGATGGCCCAGCCCTCCCTAACCTCGCCGCCGTCGCAGTGCAATAGCAATTCGATATTATCGTCGCCCGCCGGGATGCCGTTGATGAATTCGTCCACGTCCTTAAAGCTCGTTCCGGCTTCGTCGCAGAACCAGTAGCATTCTTTTGTTGCTTCGGAAAGAATCGGATTGTAGAGTTTGAGAGTTGCCATAGATTTGATTTTACGAAACAAAGCTAAATAAAAAGCGTGTAATAAATACACGCTTTTGGGCACAATCAACTGACACGACGTGTCAGCGGCTCGTATTGACGTCGCGGCCGAATCGTCTGATAATACGGTAGACGGTGCGTTCGCTGACCTCGTAGGTATCGCACAAGTAGGCGACGATATACGCTACTTTGAACCCGTCGCGGCGCAGCCGTTCGTAGTCGCTCCACAGAGGGATGTAGCGGACATCTTCAATAGCCGCGCCTGCGCGAGCGAGTGCCCGGAGCAGATCGGCGTTCTGTTGTAAAATTTCGTGTACTTTCATAGCTACAAATCGCCTAATGATTCGACCACTTTCACCCGGTCAGATACACGGGTTATTTCGTCCACACCGACGCGCATGTCGAGTTGCGAAACCCCCTTTGCGAATGCGCGGGCAAGCATATCTTCGCCTGCTATCTGATTGCTCGATTGTGCAGCGACTATTGGCGCACCACCTCCGAGCTGGTTTAGTGCCGAGTAGATCGGGGCAAACATAGACGTCGGCAAGGCTGCGTTTACCGATTCGCCGTCCGACAGCATGGCGGGTATACTGTCGCTTGTCGACGTTCCCGGCCCGGACACATAACCTCCAGTCGAGAATTTTGCCGATTTGACAGTCTTAATCGCCGACGTGATATTCGCCATGATCGTTGCAACAGTCGTAGCGATTGCGATAAGGTTGCCGGGGAATGGGACGCCTTGGG